TAGAAGTGAAAGGAGTAAAAAAGATGTTTGCTGGAAAATTTTATGAGGAATATGCTGGCGCTTGTGGTCTTAATGATGTTCGTATTATTGAATCGGATAAAACTACTTCTACGTTTTATTTTGGCTTTGATTATCCTCAGCCGATGACTGGGTTTTATCTTAGTCATTTTGATGAAGGCGGTAGCACTGTTTTTAGATTTGTTCTTGTTACTGGTGAAATAGAATACAATTCTGCTGGTCGTCCTGAATCAATTGAATATGCTTTTCGTGATTCTTCTGGTGATGGCCTTGAATTTAATCGTTTTTATTTTAATAATCCTTATGGCGATAGAATTTATTTAATCGATAAGTAGGTGTTAATATGTGTGTTCGTCCGCAGCGTGCTTTTGCCGTTGGCCATAAGGCTAACGGTTATCCTGAATATAAACTATTTGACAACGAGACTAAATGTGTAGTGTTATTAGATAACGGCAAATTTAAGGCTTTAAAAGTTATTCCTACTTTTGAAGAACGCGCTGCCTCTCGACCTGTTATTACAGATTATATTGAAGTACCTTGTGGCAAATGTGTTGAATGTAGACTTGCCCGCGCTAAGGAATGGTCTAATCGTTGTTTGATGGAATTACCGTATCACAAATTTAATCATTTTGTAACATTAACTTACGATGATGAACATATACCATTTGTAAATTATGAAGGTGTTGCGTACCCTACTCTTGTTAAGCGTGATGTACAGTTGTTTTTAAAAAGACTACGGAAAAACACAGGTCAGCGTTTTAGATATTTCGGATCTGGTGAATATGGTTCTAAATCTGGTCGTCCACATTATCATTTAATTTTATTCGGTTTAGAATTAAATGATTTAGAGCCTTTTGGTGGTCGTAATGGAAATAAATACTATATTTCCGAAACTATTATGAAAGCTTGGCACTTTAAAGGACATTGCATTATAGGCCAGGTTAATGAGAAATCTGTTTCATATGTTGCCCGATATACTATGAAAAAAATGGGCGATACTAATGAAAGGCAGTTAATAGAAAAGGGAATACAGCCTACTTATGCAATGATGTCTCGTAATCCTGGTATTGGACGTCAATATTATGATGATATGGTGAAAAATGGAAAAATTAGAGAGGTTATTGCTGCTGGTCGTATACCTGTTGAGTTATCTGATGGTGGTATTATTGTTTCCCCGCCCCGCTATTTTAAAAATTTGTATAATAGCGTTGATTCTGATTTTATTGATGTTATTCGTAGTCATAGTATCGCTGTTTCGCGAATGAAACCGCTTAAACGAACTGACTTAGATGAAGATGAATATAACGAGTTGCGTGAACGTTCGATTGAGAATCGTGTGAATAAATTAAGTCGTCCGTTATAGAAAAGAGGTGATTTTATGAGTAGACGGAGAGCACGTAAAAGAAGTGATAAGAAGATGTTTAGAAGAACTGCGGTCAAATCTAAAAAAATAAATATTGACCCAAAGAGTTATAGAGGAGGAATTAGACTATGAAAAATATTTATGCAATTAGAGATTTAAAAACTAATTATGGAAATCCTGTATGTGATTTGAATGATGAATCTGCAAAACGTGGATTTATGATGGCCGTTGAATATGGGCAGAATGAATTATCTAAAATGCCGCAGGATTTTGAATTAGTTAAAATTGGTACTTATGACGAAGACACGGGAGAAATTGTTCCGTGTATGATGGAAATAATTATTACTGGTTTTGAATGTCTTCAGATTATAAATTCACGAAAGGAGAAAATGAATGCAGAAGAATAAATTCAGGACGCAGTTTGATAGGAAGGCCGTGCCCTATCCTGATACTACGTCTATCGTTACGGATTACCAGTTATCTCTTGCGCCTGATGGAAAAGAGGTTTTAGTTGCTGTTGGAGAACATGACATTTACCCTGAAATTCAGTCGCATGCTAAGTCTGTAGATATTAATGAGATTGTTCTAAGATATCAGCGAGGCGATATTGAAGTACTTGCCCAGCGTGCCGGAATGTATGGCGATTTTACAAATATGCCTACTTCCTATGCTGAATTATATCAGAATTTTTTAGATGCACAAGCATATTTTGACAGTTTGCCGCTTGAAGTTAGACAGAAATTCGACCATTCATTTAGTAAGTTCTTTACTTCTATCGGTACTCCTGAATTTGAAGCTGCTTTCTCGCAGCCAAAAGTTAATAACATAGATGTTGATGTTGATGAAAGTGAGGTGATCCCGGATGTCGAGGAACCAACAAAGTAGATTTGCTTTAAATCCAACAAATATTGATATGTCGCGAAGTAAATTTCCGAGACACAGTTCTGTGAAATTTTCGTTTAATGTTGGAGATGTTATTCCGTTTTACGTAGATGAGGTTTTACCTGGTGATACTTTTAGCGTTAAAACTTCAAAGGTTGTAAGAATGCAGTCTCTTCTTACACCTATAATGGATAACATCTATTTAGATTATTACTTTTTCTTTGTGCCTAATCGTATCGTATGGGATCATTGGCGAGAATTGAATGGTGAGAATAGAGAATCTGCCTGGGCACAAACAACTGAGTACGAAATTCCGCAGGTTACCGCCCCTGCGGGAGGTTGGAATATTGGAACTATAGCTGATTATATGGGTATTCCAACAGGTGTTGCTAATATATCAGTTAATGCTATGCCTTTCCGTGCATATGCTATGATTTGTGATGAGTGGTTTAGAGATGAAAATTTAGTTGATCCGCTTTATATTTCAAAAGGTGACGCTGTGACTACTGGCGTTAATACCAGAACTAATCCTGGAGACTATGCAGCTGGTGGACAGCCGTTTATAGCTGCTAAATTCCACGATTATTTTACGTCTGCTTTACCTTCGCCGCAGAAAGGTCCTGATGTAGGTATTGGCTTAACTGGTAGTTTTAACGTTGTTGGAAACGGAAATCCTGTTAGATTTGCTGCTATTAATTCTGATCTTAATGATACTCCTAATGGTACTATTACACCTGGTATAGGAATTTCGTCTGCTTTAAGTGACGGTAGAGTTGTTACCTCTGGTATTCAAACTGCCGACAATGGTTCTGTAAAGTGGGCTATTCCTACTGCTACACAATTTACTGGTGACGTTCTGCCGTTTATGGAAGTTAATTTAGGTGATGTAAATGCTGTCACTATAAACGCCCTTCGTATGGCGTTTCAGATGCAGAAGTTGTATGAAAAAGATGCACGTGGAGGAACTCGTTACATTGAAATTCTTAAAGCGCATTTTGGCGTAACTTCGCCTGATAGTAGGCTTCAGCGTCCGGAATACCTTGGCGGTTCGCGTGTTCCTATTAATGTTAATCAGGTTGTTCAGACATCAGAGACAGGTTCAGGTACTCCGCAAGGTAATACTGCCGCATATTCTGTTACTACAGATAGCCATAAAGATTTTACTAAATCGTTTGTAGAACACGGATTTGTTATAGGTGTTTGCGTTGCAAGGTATACTCATTCTTATCAGCAAGGCGTAGAACGTTTCTGGAGTAGAAAGAGTAGATTTGATTATTATTGGCCAGTATTTGCAAATATTGGTGAGCAGGCTATTCTTAATAAAGAGATTTATGCGCAAGGTAATGCAACAGATGATGAAGTTTTTGGATATCAAGAAGCTTGGGCTGATTATCGTTATAAACCTTCCCGCGTTGCTGGTGAAATGCGTTCTTCTGCCGCACAGTCATTAGACGTATGGCATTTAGCAGATGATTATACTGCACTTCCTTCCTTGTCCGCTGGATGGATTCAGGAAAATAAAACCACAGTTGACCGTGTATTAGCAGTTTCGGAGCAAAACGCTAATCAGTTATTTTGTGACATTTATATTGAAAATTACACAACCCGTCCTATGCCTGTATATAGTATTCCTGGACTGGTTGACCATCACTAATTTATGGCTACTGTTAATGTACAACCTAATGGCAATGCTCCTACTGGTTTAAAAACTGGTGATGTCGTTAGGACTGGGGGTGGCAACTATACTATAGTTGCCCCCGGAACGGCTGGCGCATCGTATAACCCCGCCAGTGGTTATTGGTCTGTTAAAACTAATAGCTCAGCTGGTAAGTTACAAAGTGCTGTTTCTGGTGCTCAATCTATTGCAGACCGAAATAATGCTAATTCTTTAACTGCTGCCCAAATGGCTAATGTTGCATCTGCAATATCTGCTGAACGTCAGTATCGTTTTAATGCCGAAGAGGCACAAAAGCATCGTGATTGGCAGGAACGTATGTCCAATACTGCATATCAGCGTCAAATTGCAGACTTAAAAGCCGCCGGGCTTAATCCTGTCTTAGGTTATATGCAAGGACAAGGCGCGACAACCCCTT